CCGCCATAAGCGGAAACAGCGGCGAGCTGATTACTGGAACTATGGAGAAGAAAACCAGCACCGGGCGAAGGGTCAACTATAGAAGCAGTACCGGCAAGACCTATAGAAACGCCAGGTCCTTTCTGCGTCCACGGAAGAGCAGAAGTAAAGTAATCATGACGTTTACCGCGAGGCGGACAGGCTAAGCCGGGAAAAATAGCAGTACCTGACGTGAAAACCCAAGAAGGCTGTTCAGCAGCTCGGGCAGAGTTCAGAACTTCATTGGCGTCGCCTTTCTGAATCTTGACGGATTTTTGGAGGTTTTCATCTCTAAACCATTCATTCCAAATAAGGTAAACACCACGAAATGGAAGAGCGCTAATACCAGACAAGTTACCACTAGTATTTACGGGCAAACCGAAATAGTCCCAAAGAGAGCCTATATAAGCATTATCAGAGTTACCAGTAGCGGCAACAGTAGGAATGACATAATCAGTGGTATCATCAGGGTCTTCCTGTTCAAAACAGAAATTCTGCCAGTGTTCCCAAACGAGACGATTTGGGACAAAAAAGAAAAACCAGTCCAGATAAATATTATCCATGATAGGCTTAATAGGAGTAGCCAAGCGAGCGAAATAATTAACAGACATACGAGTAGTATCGCCAGGCAAAACCTCATCAACAAATACAGGTATAAGCTTACCTGAATTAAAAGTTGTCTTATAAACATGAGAACGGTCAAACTTAGTCCTTTTCATGTACATTGCGGGAGCATCGCTAAAGCGATGTCCTCGAACTCTTATTTTTTTTCGAGCCAAAATTTCACCTTCTTCGAAGTGTAAACCTAATAATTAACCTAAAGCAAATTATTATTAGGTTTTAGATTATTTTTGCGTCACCTACACCAGTTACATCAAGTAAGTAACTGGCTCCGGTGACGCCTATTTTTGTGTTTCTTCATTATTTTGTTTCAAAGTGTTACTTTCTTCTTGTGTTTGTTTATTACTTACGGACTGTTGTGGTTCGTCGAAGGTATATTTACTACCATACAGACCTTGTTGTTGGAGATATTCGAGCGTTGCAGGATCATTCAAACGGTTGATGAAATTCATAGGATCGTGACCGAATTTTGCTCGAACGTAAGCAGGCAAAGTGTAGAATTCTTCACGAACTCCAGACACAAGCTCAAGCGCTGTGCTGTAGTCGCCGGGAAGCGTTGCATCTCCGAACTGCAGATAAGCGTATTGCGAACTATCGCCGAGGTCAAGAGTCATGATACCTTTCTGACCGTCTGCATACTTATTTACGATGTAATTGATATCAGTCTCATCTTTCTCGTCCTGAACCGTAAGAGAGGGCATGGTAAACTCAATACCGCAATGATCATGTTCTTCTACAGGATCGTAAGCTGTCTTAAATTTCATAGTTTCACCTCCTTTCGCAGGCGCCTAGACGCGGCGGGCGTAGCGTACAAAAAAAGGACGATCTCCATGAGATCGTCCTTTTCCTGATACGCTCTTTATTAGATTATCATTTAGTAGAATCATTGTCAACAGTCTGCACATATTCTATGGCGCGACCAACCATGACAGGAATACGGGACTCGTCACAATTCTCAATGTAATAGCGACCGTCGCTGTCACCGAGATTGCCAATATAATACAAAGTAAAATCTTCAGGATACTTTTTAATAAGCATTTTATCATCGTTAACTATACCTTCAAAAGCTCGCAGAGCAAGCATATCATTGTGGTAAACCTGTGGAGGACTGAACTGTTCAGCCTTGGAGTCATAAATGGAATAAAGTCTCAGCGGAACCATCTCCTTTTCTAAACGCAATTAGATACCTACGAATCATAAGATAAATCATAGATGATACAACAAAATAATCCTTATCAAGACGAATAACCCTAAAACCATCAGGCTTTAGACGGTAAGCGGCATATTTACTACCACGAAAGAGAAAGTTAAAAGAAATATCACGCTCACGAAGAAAATTTTTAACAGCTTCAAATTCACTAATAAACATCACCTCGTTTCTGACTTAATGATAACACAGTCACAATACCTTGTCAAGTTTTCTGCCAAGAAAATGTTTATATTTACCTTCCTGAACGCGGCAACGGTCAACCAAACGCTCAAAAGTATTGTTCTCCAGGTGATGAAGCATCTTCTCAATACGATTATTACGAATATATTCCATCCAGTGAGGATGCGTTTCATCAAATTTTTTATCATAATAACGAGGAGGACGCATCTTCTTACCGTTAATAACAACATAATCATGGGCATAGCATTCTTCACCATGATCCTCGAGCCATTTTGCACCTATGCCAGGACGATTAGAAGCAACCATGAATTCAGGAATGCGACCTTTATAGTGAGAAGGAGCGTCTTTACCTGTCTGTTTTTTAACTATATAGCGAGCGACATAGGCAGCAGAATCAAAGCTAAACTCACCAATAAGATGCATACCGTATTTCCATACTTTGGCAAAACGAGAAGAAGTATAAGTATTATAACCGTCTGTACGGAACCGAAAAACTTTGTCATCAAAATCAATATTAAAAAAAATATAATGATAATGAGGGCGACCATGAAGCTCACCATATTCACCACAGCCGAGAAAGCGAATACCACTGCCATACTCGCGACGAAGATTTTTCATAAAAGTCTGATGAAATTTCTTGCTTAAGCTTTTATCATGTGGCAAATGATAATCGTCGAAAGTACAAGTAACGAAATAAGCAGAAGACGAAGAACGGGCTTCGTGAACAGCACGGACAGCCCACTGTCTACTATTTTCGAGGCGACAACCAATGCATTGTTTACAAGAACAACGAATGAAACGGCTATCACCAGCAAGCTCAGGGTGAGAGGCAAGGCTACCGTAAAAACTATAATGTTGTTTTCCATTTTTAGTAATCGCTCCCTCAACTGGGTACATAAGAATAGGATTATAACAAACCATATTAATCACCTGTACCGATTGTATCAGGATTAAATCAGAATGTCAAATCCTAAATCCACCTCGTCCTACTCTCTTAAAATTTCTACGGCGAGATCTGGAGGTACGCCGAAAAAGACGGCGAGAACCTCGTTTAGATAAGCGACGCCTTCTCATTTAGCATCCCTCCAAGAACCGAAAAAACGGCTAGTTTTTTTAGAATCATTCTTATTAGCAACTGGCTCAACAAGTTGCGCAACATCGGCTTGAAAGTCAGAAGCTACTTTTTTAGCGGTAACAGTGTTAGAGGAGGCTTTGCCTTTGAGAGCTTCGATCAGATCTACAACTTCCTGAATAAAAGGGACAACAACAGTAACAATAAAAGTAAGAATCATAGTGGTTTTATTAGACATAAAATTATCTCCTTCCAAAATAATGACCTCCGAGGAAGCCTATAACATTTTTGACAGTAGAACCAACACCGCTAGCAACAGATCTAGGAGCACCTATAAGACTTTCGATATTCTTATAAAAATCTCGTTCCATACCTGCCATTTCAGTTTGAATACTATCAAAAGCGGCGGCAGAATTAGCACGGTTAGCAGAAGCGATATTGTTCAAAACACCAGAGCTAAGATAAGAACCCTGAAGACGAAGGTTTTCAAGCTCCAAATTCATCTTTTCAAGCTCATAACCAAGGCGTTTTTCATAAGTCTGCTCACGAAGATTCAAATCATTTGCAAGAATACCATTTTGGAGTACTGTTCCATGGGTGCTCTGACGCACAGAATCGGCTTCTGCGACGTTTTTTTCAATTTGAGATACTGCAAGATTCTCGGCATTCTTAGCCTGCCTTTCAGCGGCGCTAGCGGCTTTGGCAGAATTCATGGTAGAACCTATATCACTCATACCTACAGAAGCAGCTGAAGCTCCAGATATAGAACCGCCTATACCATTAGTAGCGGCAAGAATAGGATTAAGACCAGCCTTGCGCATATCTTCTACGGCCCATTGATAACGATGTTTATAGTTTTCAACGTTCCACGCGTTAGCCTGTGCGGCATTAGCAGAGTTGTAATGATTCTGAACTGCAGATCCTAAAACAGAGCCAGCAACACTGCCTAAAGTATCAGAAAGCCATGACATAAAACCAACTCCTTCTAGAAGTGATCAACAAGGCCGGGAGTACCAAACATAGGCATAGGACGCACAGTAGTGTAACGGAAGCCTATGTCAAGCAAAAACTCAGGCTCACTGGGAACAGCGATAATGCGCTCAATAGGTGGATTTTCAACAATAAACTCCTCGTTGAGAGTCGGGGCATTTTTAAAGAACTGGGACAAATGCCACTTATCCAAAGAACCATTAACTACAGAGCTACGGAACTTACCTGTAATTTGCGAAGGTTTATAGCGATATTCGGCATAACGTTCCTGATAGCCGAAAACAATAGTATCATCTTCAGAGCCTTGAGCGTAGATCTCACGAAGCTCAATGGCTTGTTCACCAAGATGAGCGAATGTGGGCCAATAAAAATCATAAACAGTAGAGCGAAGCCACATCTTGTTAATACCTTGCTGGTAAGTAAGATCGGCACGAGCGCATACAAAGCCAAAAACATAACCATGTTCAACAAAAGATTTAGTAAAGCCATGGAACTTGGCAGCAGTAACACCATAAGCAGAGAGATTGCCTTGAGGAGAAGTAGTGTCAGTTGCGGAAGTCTGCGCTATTGGATTGACATTTACCATTTTGGTAAAGGAGCCGAGAAATTCCGGACGTTGAAGACGAGCGTCCGGAGAAACTACACCAAAGAAAGAGCGGAGCACTTCTGTATACCGACTACCACCACGAGCAAGGCGTTCATAGAACTTCTGCATCTGGAAAGCAGTACGAAGACTGTTGATCGTAAAGATGCTTGAAGTGTCCAAATCAACATAAGAATCATTGCCAAGGTAAGTAGAAGCGGATTGAGCAGACATAGTTATAGAATCACTGGAATTACCGGCAAAACCGCCTACATTACTCCAATTAGAGTCTGAGCCTCTGTTAAAGGATATAGATCCTGAGCCTGCAGCAGACCTATCGCCACCAGAACTA